GGGAGTTTCACCCAGACCGCCACAACAAAGGAAGGGCGGTATTGTCAGACCCGTGATCTTACGAGAACGGGACCCACTTCGGCTTGAAACCGATCACCCCGTCCCTAGGGACGAGGAATCGATCATCCTGTTTAGCCTTACGACCGCCCTTCACAGGGGTATCGTCAGACCAGGATGAGCCGTATAGTGCGCTAGCCATCTGAACGTCGTAGCTGTAGCCTTTAAAGAGTACCTTGCGGTACTCCGCCGGGCTCCAGCATCGGACGTATCTGATGGATGACACAGTACGTGTCGACCACGTGTGAAGTTCATCGTGAATGACCAAATCCCCCAACTGCGCCGGGCCGCGAAGCCTAGCAACAGTTGGGATGCAGTCAAGCGCTTTGAACCAAGGCCGCCTCCAACCCTCGCAGAACGGCTCAAGGCCGCTGCGAATGCCGTTGGCAAGGCCTATCCACATGTGTGGCTCGGTGGGGAGTTTCTTCAACTGGTACGGCCTCACAGCCTGACCCAGCCAAAAGTCACCCCCACACGACTCCCGAAACGGTCCGGCTAGGAACGTTTTTGCTTCGTTTGGTCTGAAACCAAAGTACCGCAAGCAGGAGATCACGTCAGCGGAGTACTCCGTCGGCACGAGGATATCATCCCCGTAGACGAAGAGGTTAACACCCGGAACAAGTTCCGGGTGCATTCCGATGATAAGAGACAGAAACACAAGTGTTTCCAACTCAAACGTGAAACCATTGCCCATGGCGCTGAATTTCTCCAGACGCCTCCACCCACCACCCTTGTGAGGTAGCTGAGTGAACGGCTCTCTCAACCAATTAAGGAGATCGAACCAATCAGGCGGTAACAAGAGCTTAACCAGAGCTCTCGCTACACAGTCACTAGCAGAAGTCAAATCGATGCTGGCATAAGAGCCATCGATGGAGCCGAGGCAAGCAACCTGCTTGTGGACCTCTTGGCCATCGTCGAGATCAATACCCACACGCATGAGGCGACGCCTCATGTGCTTACCGCACGCCAACTGGTAGCTGACGTTGATACTGGGACCCTTCGCGCAAGCGCGTCGAGTCTTTCCGTCTTTAGGGACGAGAAAGAATTGGTTGCCTCTCACCAACTTAAAGTCTCCATGGCCGCGACGAATCGCTGCACGCCCCCAAGCACACTCTTCCCAGAGAGGCTTGATAAAGCTTGCGCCATGAGTTGCAGTGGGAAATGATGTCATCTTGTCCGGCAACAGACACATCACTGACTTGTCGCTGACTGTCGCACCGGGCCCGAACCGAGGTTCGAGCCAATCTGGTAACACACCAAGACAACTTCGCATAAACCCCCGCGCCCCGAGAACTACGTTCTCTATAGAGCGGCCCTCAGTCCTCCGAAGAGGGGAATTGAGGAAATGGGCGAGTCGCTCATTCGTCTGGTAGCACCATGACTCTGCTAATTCCCACTTCTGTATAGCATTGGCCTCGCGGTCAATGCCCGTCTCTAGCTCCTCAACCTTCCGAAGAAGGTCAGTTGCCTGGACAGCACGGTAGTAAGAATCTGCGGTCGTGTAGTGCAACGGCTCAGTCCCCAAGCTGGCGATCTGAGCCCACTCGTTATGCCTGATAAGTATCGCTACAGTCAGGCTGCGAGGGCAGTTTAGCTCTTCCATCGTGGCTAGAGCTATTTTCCGTACGGACGGATCCATCTTCAGGTTCTCCTGTGTGTTGGATATTGCACAAATCTTCGTCTAAAAGACCGCTACCCACAAGGACAAGTCCAAGTAAATATACAGCTCCTATAAGAAAATCAATGCACACGGCTCAGGTTGGGCCGTAGCCGCCCTGGCTGATCGCTTTCGCATGAGCGGAAGCCACCAAGTTCGCAAACTGCGCAACGCTTTCGTTAATAGAGACCGACGCCGAGTTGGTGTCGATTTCAAACGAGGCGCTGTGCCGCTCGCGATACGAGATGGAAGTCAGCCCGGTCGTCGAATCAGTCGCGATTTCGGGATACACCATGGTGTACCGTACTTCTCGCTTCCCATTCGACAATGCCCGTGCAGAACAGCGGAGCTCCGGCTGGTGAGCCGGCGCCGTTCCAACGGTTGTGGACTTCCAGATCGCTTGCACGCCATCACCCGACGAGGGTTGCATGGCAGTGAAAGTGATGTCCGTGGTGCCATCGTTCTTCTTGATGGTGATATTGGCCTGAGAAGGCATAAGTTTTCCTTAGAAAGGGTTTAAGAAACAACTAACGGTTTGTCACCGGGCTTTCGCCCGATAGCTTGCGCTAGCAAAGAAGCGGCGTTTAATCCCCGTTCAATCCCCGTAAGGATCACAGGTTTACGCCTGAGAGACGCAAGAGGTGTCCCGCGCTTGCGGAACAACTCAGCAGACGGGGTCTGCTTGAACCCACCGTCACCAACTTCCCTACCCACAGTGTGGGGCCATGACGGAGCACGGCGTTCGAGAATGATGGAACGGCGAGTTGTTCCCATATACCCGTAACTGTAGTAACCATCAGTGATGGTAAGACCAAGCGTGTCGTCAAGGGCCTCGATAAAGGTCCCCACGTTCCACGCCCAATCTACTACAAACGAGAAAGGGATCAGCTCCCATACCCAAGATAACGGATTGGTTAGACCCATGTTCTTGGCTAAGTTAAGGTTGGGGTTGCTTACGCTCACAACACCCCCAACCCTTCCTACGATCTTCAAGCGAACGCGTTGCTGCGCCGTTGTCCACTGACTGACAGAGTCATTCGGGTGGTAGACGGAGTAGTAAACCTTATCCAGGTTTACGACTTTAGCAGCATGCAAACGCTGTGGATCAATAGAAGAGCTTAACAGTTGCGCAGTATCGTGGATGTCCTTGAGCAACGGCTTCAAACCATAACTCCATTCCAACCACAAACCGGCACCGCCCCGAAGTTCCGTTCGCCAACGGTCGAACGGACCACGACCAAGTCGCGGTAGTCCGAGAATACGCCACGCATCCCCCAGTCTGCCTTGCCTCACAGCAAGCAAAAACCGACCTAGTTGGCCAGCTCGTTCAACGAGCAGCCGATAAGTCTGTTTATACTGAAGGATGTCAACCATGGTGCCACTTCGTTGATTCGCCTCGCTGAAGAACTTCTGACGCGCTCTTTCGAGAGTGTCGTCCACCAGCTTGGTTAACTCAATCCAGTTAACGCCACCGTAGCGCGGAGCTTCCACTGCATTGGACGAGATTGTGTCTAGGTCGGCTTGCTGCCACCATTGACCCAACCAATGTCCTCCCCAGCTATCGCTGGGAGCATAGGAAGTTGCCCGCCCGCCTGAAATACTAAGACTTCTGACTGAGTAGGGAAGAGGCAAGTCGTAGGGCTTTGCTTGGGTATACCGCGAGGTAACCTTCCGCGAGCTCTTGACATCATAGCCATTCCCGTCAATCTCGGCCTTAGCTATGGGCCCCGTTATGGGTAACACCATAAAGAACCTCCTGGTTCATATTTAGCGGTCAAAGTTCGTGCTGGCTAAGCACGTGCGGAGGCCCATGGAATCCTAGGTTTGGATTCTGGATGAGCACAGGTTTGGCGTAGCTTCACAGCTTTATGCCAAAACATGCACCATGAAAACCGTTAGCCTCGCTCGCGCGAGAGTGGCGGTCATGACAGTGCATGAGAGAAGGAGCCGCTTGAGGGAAAATCCGCTCACGAAATGTGAAACGATAGATCTCAAG